CCATTCAAACCTCCTTCCTAATAAAAAACCTAAAGCAAAAACTGCTCCGATTGCTATAATATGCCAAAAAATCATGTTATTGGTGTCCTCCAGTATTTTTTTAGTTCTTCATCTTCCGTTGGCATAATCCACGAGGGGAATGCATTAGAAGATAGAAGCAGGGGCTCATCCCCCATCTCCTGCGCATAGCGTGCTAATCCTTTTTTTACTCCATTTTCACTGAAGTCATCTCCTGCCATAATTCCTTTGGGTTTAAGTTTTTTGCGCCATGCTTTTATATCTTGATATACATTTTCTTCGTCGTGAGCTCCATCAATCATAATAAAATCAAGAGAGCCATCTTTATAATTTTTTGCTGCTTTAACCGAAGTTTTACGAACAGGGGTAATGATATGGCGAACCGGTTTAATGTTTTCTAAAAATTGTTGATATAAATTTTCTTTTTTTAAATTTTGTAATTGATAACGCAAATTTTCATCAATAAGTCCTTTTTGAAATTTTTCTTCTACTTCTTGTTCGGAAAGATTATGCTCCCAGGAACCTTTCCACGTATCCACGCAATCTAATTTAATTTTCTTTTCTGAATTATGAATGTTTGTTGCCAGGTAACTCGAGCTTCTTCCTTTCCACGATCCTACTTCCACAAAATGCGAGCCGTCTTTAAACCACGCAAGAGCTCGATCATACACATCCGCATAGTTAAACCATCCTTGAATATTAAAATAAAAATGATCTAATTTTTTTTGTGTATTGTCCACGGTATTCCTTTTTCTTCCATTTCTTTAATAGAATCCTTTAAATCATCATTTTTTCGGAGTAAAGAAATTGTTTTAATCTGTTCCTGGAAGTTCCCAGTAAACTTGGCTCCTCCTTCATGTCGCATGTTGGCTGTACATAATGCCCAAATTTCGTGGCCCACGGCCCTTACCCGTTCACAAAACGCGAAATCTTCTCCTAATCTGTGTCCTGTTGGGAGGGTGAGGACATCAAAAAAGCCATAAAGATTTTTTGTTTTATGAACGTCGCGGTAAGGCTTTACCCTTTGCGGATATGGTGCTGTTATTAAGGAGGAAAATACTTCACGTTTAATCAGCATCATTCCTGTTGGAGCTCTTTTTACACGAAGAAATCCTTCCTTATCAGGAAGGAGATTATTAGTGCCCCAATTTCCAGCTGATTCATCTCCACCATTACGAGCGTCTTCAAAGACGACATTAAAAGTTAAACCAGCTTTAGAATAATCCGCTTCGGGATCCTGTGTCATCCGAAATTCCTGCCACGCCCAATCGATTGATTTATTCGGATAGGGCGCGACAGCGACATCCTTGTCTGCTTTTAATAGCTTCTCCAGGGTTTCCACTCCAAAGGCAACGTCAGCGTCGACGAAGAGTAAATGAGAATAATTGGCGTTGTCATTAAGGAATTCCGCTACACATCTATTTCTTGCTTCTGTGATGATAGCGTTGTTACCCAACCAATAAAAACGTAAAGGAATATGGTTATCTGCAGTCCACGACTGAGTGTTAATCATGGACTGCATAAAATCTACAGTGACAAGATTACCAAAACAAGGAGCGGTAATAAAAAGTGAATATTCATTTGTTATCGGAATACGTTTAGGAGCTGTCTTCTTCAACGGCGAAGTTGATTTTTTTAATGACATCTTCCCTCCTGTATTTCTTTTTATTCTTTACCACACGGGGTTTATACCGAGCTGTAAACAAATCCCTTGCCACTGGATTAGACTTTCCTTTTATCCTATTTTTTTGTAATTTCCCATCTAAATTTTGGTTCTTTGACATTTTCTTGTTTTTCCCTTCCTGACCTGGTTTGCCACCCCTTGAGATGATCTCCAAATCCCCTGGTAGCCCCTATCATGCGCCATCCTGTGGCGCGAACGGATCCGCCGTCCTCTTTTTCGAATGTATAGGTAATCATTCGTTTTCCCCCCATTTGCTGCCAGATTCTCCAACAACGACCATAGAGGAAGCTGCAAGAGTTCTTAGGTGCGTCTGGTTTGGCGCAAAGCCTAGTAATTTCGGCCGTCAGGCCGTTATCCAGCTTACGTGCTACGGGTCTGCCTACTATGCCTACAGCTACGAGCTCCAAATTACTAAGACAACCGACCGCGAACCGCGCACCCTGGACTCTTTTATTATGCCTGTGATATTTTTCAACAAATTCATTAGCAGCTCTAATGGTGATGGGAATAATTTCTAATGTCAATAATTTCTCCTATATAGGTATATCAGATTAATTTTATAAAATATTTTTAAAGATTTGAAAATATCATTCAACACATTCAACATTAATAAATAATGTATATATTCTGTCATTTATGTAACAAATAAGATGTTGAATGTACTTTTTTTTCATTCAACACATTCAACAGACTTTTCACTTTTCATTGAAATATAGGGAAAAATATATAAAATCACTTTGATATATCTATATAGTAAATTTTTATGTTGAAACAAATAGCCGAAAAGATGCATGAGGCCTTAATATTAAAATACAAAGCTGAAATTGCTGAGGCTAAAACTACTATTCATATTTATTTAACTCGTCCTGTTGGTATTGGAGAGCATCCTCAACATTTAGAGGAAATGGATAAGTTATTAGATAAAATAGCATCCGCAGAGGATAAAATTGATGTTCTTCAACGACATTTTAATGATTATGCCAAAATATAAAAAGACTGAGAAGCTCACACCCATGCAATTACGCTACGCTCACAACTTAGTGTTTGGAGAAGGTAAAATTACTGGAGCAGAAGCAGCCCGTCAGGCAGGGTACTCGGAAAAAATTGCAAGACAAGTGTCTTATCAACTTCAAAATCCCAATCAATATCCAAAAGTAGTTAGTTACATTAAAGAATTACGTGAAGAACAACAAAAAAAGAATGAAACAAGTTTAGGTACTCATATGAGAGATCTTAAGGAATTAAGAGATGGGGCTAAAGATAGTGGACATTGGTCAGCAGCTGTGAATGCGGAAAAAATTAGAGGTCAGGCTGCAGGTTTACATGAAAAAACAACAACTGTTTTACATGGAACTATTGATGGAATGACAAGAAAACAAGTAGAGGAGCGGCTTAAAGAAATTGTAGATTTCCACTCCCCTTTAATAGATCATATTACTGTTGAAGATGTTACTTCTAAAAAAGAATTAGTTAAGAAGTAATTTTTTCAATAAATTTTGCTAATTTTTCCATTAACCAATACATAATTCCCTTTCTCTTTTCTTGCTGACATTTACATACTATGTGAAATTCTTCTGCTTCCCACCTAGCGATAAAAAAACCTTTATTATTACATATTTTGCACATTTATATATCTCCAAAATATTCCTCCCTTAAGAGTGAAATTATCTCTTTAAGTTTGTCTCCATAAAAAGGATCAGTTGCGTAACCCTCTAATGCATCAACCAGTTTATCATAATCTACTCTTCGTGTAAAAAATACTTGTCCTAATCTTTCCTCTCGAAATTTTTTAAAATGACTCCCTGAATTTAGTAAGGCAATATAATCATAGACAGATTCACATTTTCTTCCATATCTTTTCATTAAAACGTTGGAATTCAGGGATTTAATATGAGGCTCTGTAGGATCTGTTTGAATAATTCCATAAAAATTATTGGCTTCTTTTGCAAAACGACTTTCTCCCCAATTAGATTCTAGAATGGCTTGAGATACGCTAATTAGTACTGGTACTCTTTTTTCAGGGGGAGCACTTTGATTAACTGCGATTGTACACTCTGTAATACCTCTTACAAAAAGCTCTTGTTTATTACTAGAATATTCAAAATCAAAACTTTGTAAGAGTGTAGAACAGAGTGTTAGTAATGTTGCACAAATTTCCTTCACCATTGAAGTTTACTCTCTTTTCAACCTCGTGTCTAGATTCCACATATCGATATCTACTTTAACAATACGACCAGCTTCATCTTTATATCCCCACACTTGATATAATCCATCACCAAATCCACTACCAAAATGAATAATAGCTCCCGGCATTTTACTTGTGGGAAAGTTTGAAGAATGTACTCCCTTTTGAGTTTTTTGAGAAATATCATTATAACTAAAAGGTGTTGCCTTGGATTTAGGAT